CCTTGCCTAGCAGGTCACCGATCGCGCTGCCGACGCCCTTGAAGCCTCCGATTACGTCGTCGAGACCGCTCTTCTCGCGCAGCTCGCCGAGTGCTTTCTTGAAGTCGGTGACGGGCTTGGTGACGCGAGAGAGCTCTGCATTGACCGCACGAATCCCGGCCGTCGCGTTGTCGACGGTGCGCAGGATGATGCTGAGCTTCGTGTCTTTATCGGCCACGTTGTTTCTCGAGCACCCATTGCAGTCTTTTGAGCCAGAACCTCAGCTCTGCGAACCCCATCGCCCATAGCTCGGACGGCTGAAAGTGGAAGTGGTAGGCGAGGACCGCTACTACTTCTTCCCAGCCCCGAGGCACCTCACGAAAAAAGCCATCGCGATTGCCACCACCTCCGGGGCGTCGTCCGGATCGAGCTTGCGAAGCGCGGCGACGGGCTTGCCGCAAAGCCGCGAGGCGATGAGGAGGACTTCCGATGCCGACGGAGAGTCGTCGACCTTGAGCCCCTCGAGCATGCCCATGTTTCCGCGCTGGAACACGAGCTCGTGAATCATCTCGTCCTTCCCGAACTCGATCGGATAGGCGAGCTTGACGGTGACGGGCCATTCGCGCTTCGCCATGATCGCTTCCGCGATGGCTTTGGATTCGTCACTCATCTGCGCGTCGCTCACGGGCTGATCTCCTGAGCGCTAGCGCCTTCCCAGCGCACCTTAATCTCAGCCTCTTCCGAGCTCGCCTCGCCTTCGCTCGCGAACCACGCGCTGCGCAACGAGATAACCTTGCCGTTGCCGAGCGTCAGCGTGATGGTCAGGTCGGTGCCGATCGCGAGCGCAGCGAGGTCGAGCGTTCCGCGATCGGTGATCGCACCCTCGATGAAGGCGACCTGCGGGGTCTCTTTGTAGCCGTGGACTCCATCACTGCCCACGATCGCCTCGCGTTTGGGCTGCCCGAGGTTGTACGAGAAGTTGCCCTTCGCGTCCTGAATGACGCCTTGGACTTGAAGCTGAATGAGCCCAGCGCGGCGTTGGTCGGCCATGGTGCGTCTCCTGACGCCTTAGGCCCCTCGCGAGTCCTTCGCTGAGGGGCCGCGTGCTCGAGCTCGAGCGCGCTACAACTGGAAGGCGATCTGCGCGGCCGTAACGATCAGCTGGTTGATGAGGTTCGGCGGCAGCAGGTAGTCGAGTCGGTTCGGGTCGGTCGCGTTCCGCGCGACGACGAGGTTCGACTTGAACGTGTCGACGTCCTCGACGAGTCCGAGCTCCTCCATGTCCTCGAACCACGCGACCGCCTCTGCCTTGCCGAGCTGCGGCGTCATGATGGCCTGCCCCGAGCCAAACTTCGTGCCGTCGTCGGCGAGCTTGTGCCGCGGATACTTGAGCTGCATCCGCGTGACGAAGTCGTAGCGGAGGTACAGCAGCGTGAACATCGTCGTCACGTCGAGATACGAGGTGTCCGGTGCGCCCGATGGGCTCGTCTCGTAGGTCGTGATAAAGCGACCGATCTGCACGACGCCGCCTGGAACGCGCTTCGTCGTCGAGATGCCCGAGAACAGCATCAGGTTGCGCTCGGAATAGGCCCACTGATCCGTCTCGGCGGTCGCGATCGCGTTCGAATACGCGAGCGTCTGGAGCGGCCGCGCCGGGTCTTGCGCGAGGTACAGCGCTGCGAGCGCCGCCGATTCGGCGGCGAACTCCATCGGCGGCGTTAGCGGCGTGTCGCCGGTCTGCGCGACGATGGTCGAGTTCGGGCTGTTGCGACCCATGCCGAGGGCCGTGAGAGTCGAGAACGATCCGAATGCCGACGTGATCGCGAGCCCCTGCTGTTGCCGCATCGGACCCGACCGCGAGGCGAGCTCGGTCTCGATCGCCGTGAGGCTCGTTGCGTCGGTGTACGGGTGCGCCCACACCTGCAGCCAGAGATCGCCCATCGCAGCGATGAGGTTCGTCAGCGGCGGGTTCGTGGTTCCGGCTACGACCGAACCGAGAGCCGTGATCGTCAGGGTCACGCCCGCGGGCAGTACCTCACCGTTGAAGCCTGCGCGGACGTCGTAGGAGTTGCCGACGAGGCCCTTGTGGCGGAACGTGAGCGTGACCGTCGACGTCGTCACGCCCGCGGTCACGGGCAGATCGAGCGCTGCGTTGATCGCTGCGCCGATGTTGGTCGCGATCACCGTCGAGTCATCGCCACTGTTGACGCCGACCGTGACGAGAATACCGCCGAGGTACAGCGCGATCGTGCCGGTCGACGTCGCGGGGCCAGCCACGACGATCGTGCCAGTCGCGGCCACGCCGCCGCCGGCATCGGCTAGCACGCCGAGCCAGAGTTCGGTGCTCTCGTTGCTCGCGAACCACGCGATCGCCATGCGATGAAGCATCGAACCGCGGCCAGCCAACACGATGGCTTGCTGAACGCTCGTGCACTGCACGACCGTATCGGGCGCCTGGCTGCCGCTTGCAGTCTTCTGCCCGATGAGGATCGCCTCGTACGAGAGAAGCGCTGGGCCCTGCTGAGCATTCGCTGCGTTGAACTCGACCGCGACAAACGGTTCGCGGAGGTTCGACGGGACTTGATTGAAAGCGACCATGGCGTTGCCTCTAGCTGCGGGTGGTTAGCGGCGCGATGGGCTCGCGTCCGGTCGGTTCGACGACGCGCGCGATCTCTTTGGATTGGATCCGACGGATCCAATGGTTGGTCTCGGGCACCTCCGCGACGTCGAGGATCTTCTTCGTTACCTCGCCGGTCTCCGGGTTGACCGTGACCTCGACGAACGGCGAACGCTTCGTCACCGGGTCGATGAGACCTTCCGCAATACCGCGATCGTGGATCCGTACTTTCATGGTCATCACCCCTGAACGTTGAACGTGTCTTCGAGCGGAACCGTGTCGGCCACGCCGTCGGTCGGCGGGTACTTCGCATCGACGGTGTTGAAGTCGCCGTAGTCGACCTCGGCCGGGCTCGTGCGGTAGGTGACGGAGTAGGTGAGCAGCACGATGCCGACGAGCGGATCGCTCTTGCCGTCGTCCTCGGCGACTTCCATCACCGTGCTTTCGAGGATCGAATCGGCGACGCGCGCGACGAGCAGCTGCAGCGGCAGCGTGCCGTTGTCGGTGAAGGCGAGCGCAGTCCCGGCAAGAGCGGCCGCGCTCGAGCTCGCGAGCTTGATCGTGTTCGGGTCGACGACGATCGCGTACGGCTCGCGACCGCCGAGCGCGAAGCCGGCGGGAAGCACGCCCCCGCCGACAACGGAGACGCCGAGCAACCGATCGCCGGTCGCGAGACCGTGCGCCGCGATCGTGAACTGTCCTGTCGTATGGTCGACGGCGGAAATCGCGAGCGCGGCGGGGACGAGCCAGTTGACGTCCATCACGGCTTCGACCTGCTCGGCGAGGTCATCCATCGCGTCGTCGGCCGAATAGGAGTCGCGGTGCTGCACCCAACCGGCGATCTCGAGCTTGAGCATCCGGGTCAGCTCGCGCGGCGCGCTGTCGTCGGATAGCTCCTTGTCGACTTCTTCGCTGAGCGAATACACCGACAGCGTCGGCAGCTCGGTCACGCCTGCGATCGGATCGACACGCGTCGAGCTCACCCGCGCCGCAGCGGCCGTGTTCGCTGCGATGAGCATCGCGGCGACGGCCTTGCGGATGAGCTTGCGCTGGTGCGCCATCAACGCCGTCAGGATCACGGCGCGCCGCAGCTGTCAATCGCGGCGCGCTCGCGCGTCAGGTGATGAGCCGCAGAGTGAGCACGATGCCGCCCATGTCATCGGGGTCGCGCTCGATGACGCGGTAGTCGTTGCCGCGAATCGTGATCGTCGGCGTGTCGGTTAGCGGATCGACGGGCAGATCCGAGATGCGGAAGAAGATGGCTGGAACGCCGGCCTCGACGCCCGCGTTCGCCGTGCCCTTCACGAGCACGAAGTTCGAATCGTAGATGCCAGTGACCGGAACCGGAGAACCGACCGCCGGCGCATACGTCACGGTCTCGCCGCCGAGCGATGCGAACGCAACGCGGTCCGCAGCGGCGACGAGATCCGAGAAGACCATCGCGACTACGCGACGCCGGCGACCGCTGGCACGCCGCTGAGGCGTACGAGGCCCGTCGTGTCACCGGACAGCGCGCCGCCGACAGCAGCCGCAACGCCGACGCGCGTGTTGCTCGTCGTAACGTTGGTGAGGTTCTTCGCCGTGTTGTCCCAGTACAGCAGCATGCCCTCGGTCCAGGCGATGCCGGTCGCCTTCGGCAGCGAGTAGACGCCTTCGGTGTCGCCTTCGAACTGAAGGGTCGCCGCGACGGTGTTGGTCGCCACGACGAGCAGCTGACCGATGAGATACGCCGATCCGCTGACCACGCCGCCCGCCGGAGCGGTGTAGGTCATGACGACGCCGGGCTTGATGAAGTTCTGCATGGTCGAGGTCTCCTGACGCCTAAGCCACCTGGCGAGTCCTTCGCTCAGGTGGCACGAGCTCGAGCTCGCTCAGATTGATGCGGGTTACACGCCGGCGTTGGTGACCGCGCCGCGGAAGTCGATCGCGGCAACGCCGTAGTCCATGCGGACCTTCCACTCGACGCCGTCGACGCGCCAGCCCTGTTGCTGGTCCATGAAGGGCTGCGCCTGACCTTCGACGTATGCGAGCTCGATCGTGGGTGCGATGCCCGGGTCGGCGAACAGATAACGCCGCGTCGCCGATGCGGTCACGCGCGGGGTGTCGATGATCTCGCGGAAGAGACCGCCGACCTTGTTCGGCACCCACGGGTTCTTCGTCGAGATCGCATCGAAGTCGTATTGGCTCGTGTTGATCTGACGAGCGACGCCGCCGAGCCCGATCGGCAGCACGAGGATCGCCGGAGTCAGCGCGAGCACCTCGTTGCCCGAGGGATCCTTCTGGCTCGCCATCGCAACGCGGTCGGCATCGATCGCAGTCGAACCGAGCGCCGCGCCGGTGGTGAGGTTGTTGTGCGACGCATGGAACAGCGTGTTGCCGTCCGTCATCGTCGGTCCGAGGCCCGCGTTCAGCGCGAGCAGCGCGTATACATCGACCTCTTGCGACAGCGCAGCGGCGCGGCCGAACATCGACGCGAGCGTATCGAACGCGCCCATGTCGTCGTTGATGATCGACTGCCGCGAGATGCCGATGATGTTGCCCTTTGTCGCTGCGGTCAGCGACTGCTTCTCGGCATCGGGGATCGACTTGTTCTTGAACTCGCCGAGCTCGTTGAGCGCGTCGAGCGAGCCGAACGTCCCCATCCGGTAGCGCTTGTTGGTGCGGAAGTCGGCGACGCTGCCGATCTTGCAGAACGCTCGCCAGGTATCCGGCGTGATCGCGTACTGCGCGAGCAACACCTTGTACAGGATGTTCTCGAGGATGTTCGGGAAGTCGCCGGTCGTCGCGACCGGGGTGCGCATCGTCAGCGCCATGCCGACGAGTTCTTGGCGGCTCTTGCCTTCCGTGCGGATATTGGCCGCCTCGAGGCACTTCCGCGCCATGTCGACGAGCGTCATGCCGCGGAACTCGCCCGGGTCGGCTTCGATCTTCGAGACGAGGTCCGGGCGCTTCTCGGAGGCCGTGCGAATGAGCTGGGACTGTCCCGCACGCTGAACGAGCCACGAGGTCATACCGCGCGAGAGCTTCTCGCGCTGATCCTCGCCGGCGGTGATTTGCGGCGCGCCGCTGCCGCCGGCGCGGAGGTCGAGATGACCTTCGGTCGCACGCTTGTCGACCGCGGTGGACGTGAACGCATCGAGCGTGACGCTCGAGCGAATCGCCTCGTCGATTTCTGCCTGGGGACGAGCGAGCGAGAGCCCGCGGCGCTGGATCCCGAGCACGCGTTCGCGTTCGGCAGTCACTGCCGCCGCGCGGACAGCCTCGTCCGTCGGCGCGGTCGGGGCCTGAGGCGCGATCGCCGGAGCGGTGGTCGTGGTCGGGGCAAGGGGATCCGGCATGTCTCTCTCCTCGATGAATTCGCAGGCGTTGATATCGACGTCCGCAGAACGGGTAACGGCGCCGGCGTCGGCACCGATCGGCGTGAGCGTGAGCTCGTGCGGCTCCCAGTCGACCGCGCGGTAGACCGGGATCGTCGAGGCGCCGTCCTCGACCTTTTGCATCTTGTGCGTCGCATATCCGACCGACACGTTCCGCAACGTGCCCTCGCGAACACGACGGAAGGCATCTTCGCCCTCGGGGCCCGAGTCGAAGCGAACCGTCGCGGTCCCCTTCCCCTTCTCGAGCCGCGCGCTCTCGACCACGCCCAGCTGATCCTTGAGGCTGCCCGAGCGGTGAGAGTCGAGCAGCGGCGCCGCGCCGCTCTGCAACCGCTCCATGCGGACGTGCTTCGGATCGAGCGACAGTTCCTCGAAGTACGGGTCGTAGTAGCCGCGCTTCACGCGCGCTCCTGTGGTCCACGTCAGGTCTACGGTGCGCTTCTCGGCGTTGACCGTAGACGGCTCGAAGTTCGCGCGCAGCGATAGCCGCGGGACATCTCGAGTGACACTTCGTTGCGCCATCCCGGACGTCAGGATCACGGCGTGTTCGCGGCGTCAAGAGGTTGGCGATCAGTGCGCCGCCGCGGTCTTGGTGTCGTCGGATGCATCCGAGCCTTCGTCTGCATCTTCAGCATCAGCGCCGCTCGCCTCGTCTTCGCCTTCTGAAGGCGCTGGCGGCTGCGCCTGGCCCGCCGCTGTCGTCTTGCGCGGATCCGTATCGAGCACGATGCCGGCCTCGTCGAGGAGCTTGTTGTACTCCTCGATCTCCGCCAGCTGCTCGCGCGGGTCATAGCCGAGCTCGCGGATCGCCTGCGCCCACGTCATCAGGCCGGCGCGGATCATCCGCTGGTAGGCGAGCGCTTCCTTGTCGGGCTCGAGGATCGTCATCGGCGGGCACGACCACTCGACGGTGGGAGCGGCCTGCCACCCTTGGAACGATGCGACGAGCTCCATCGCCCACTTCCACACGCCATCGCAGAGCTGAGGGAGCAGCATGTGCTCGCGCCACTCGCTCACGTTCGCCTTGAGCTCGATGCGCGCCATCCGCGCGGAGCTGTAGTTCACCTGCGAGTAGTCGCCGCTCAGCGCCTCGTAAGGGATGCCGAGGCTGACCGCGATGCGGCGAAGCACTCGCGTGCTGAACGCACCATCCTGTGCGCGCGGCGGGGTCGCAAACTCGACGGTCTTGCCCGGCGGAAGGTACGCGATGTGCCCGGGCTCGAGCTGGTCGATCGGATCGCCATCGCCGTCCGTGCCACCAGCGGTCAGCGCGGTGGCTGCGCCGTCCATATCGGTCACGAACGCGCCGAAGCACGCGGCGACCTTCTGCTGCATCAGCTCGGCGTCCTCGAAATCGTCGAAGTCTTTGAGCCGCGTGATCGCGCTCGCCAGCCACGGCACGCCGCGGATTTGGCCCGGGCGGTCGACGCGATAGATGTGCAGCACGCGCTCCGCGGGCACGCGCACCGAGTAGAACTGCGTCGTTTGCAGGCGGAGGCCGCCCGGGTGCGACGTGAACAGCCAGTACGCCGTGCGCCGGCCGAACTTGTCGAACTCGACGCCGTTGTACGTCGGGCCGCCGGTCGGTCCGACGATTCCATTTCGGCTCAAGTCGAGGTAGTCCGGCTCGAGGACGTGGAGGCGCAGCGGAATTGGCAACCCGTCGATCGCCGCCGCGGGCTGGCTGACGATCAGGACCTCGCCGCTCTCGGCGATGCACTCCATCGCGAGCCGCTGAATCCCGTAGAAGTTCAGACGGCCGTCGTAGTCGCACGCCTTCGAATTGGCCCACTCGTTCCAGATCGCGAGCGCCGCTTTGTTGCGGCCCTGCGCGCGATCGGTCGGCTTCGCGAGGATGCCCCACCCGACGGTGTTGTTGACGACGGTCTGAATGCCGCGCTTCGCCCAGCCGTTGTTACGGCGCAGGTCGCGCGAGAGCTCGCGCAGCACGGCGATCGCGGGACGGTTGGCAACGTTCGCATCCGATACCGTCCTCGACCAGTTCGTCGTGCGACGGCCGCCCTGCGCGGCTTCGAAGTGACGAGCCGCGAGTTCCGCGGTCGCTCGAGCTCGGACGCGACGCAGGCCCCAGCTCGGCGCGATGCCGATCAGCAACCGATCGAACCACGAGAGCCGGAGCTCGCCGGCGCCACGCTGAGGGACGAGCGCGCGACTCATCGACAGCCGAACCCGCCGGAGCCGCTAGATCCGTTCGACCCGTTGGGATCGAAACCCTTGTTGAACTGCGCGTAGCGGTACGCCGGCGTGCAGTTCAACAAGGGTTTCGAT